AACACCTATTAAACTATTAGTAGTTATAGTAGCTATGAATGGATTGTCTTCAGCTTTGTAAAATAATTGAAGTTTTTCAGCACCTATTTCTGCATTTGCAGTTGCGCTTGTTGCATTGTATTCATTAGCTACTGGGTAGTATCTTGAAGACTGTAAAGTCCATTCACCTAAATCCCTAAAAGGTCTAATCGATACAGCTTCATCACCTACTAAAGGTGAAGCAAAAGTATGTTGAGTATTGTAAAATAAAGGAATACTACCATCATAAATGGGATTAACTCTATTAAACAATCTTACATCACTAGAATAAATACGATCTGTTGGACCTACTTGATTTAAATCTCTTGGAACTTTATTTATATTATCCCCAAATAACACAATGTTAGAAGTAGTATAAGGATTAAGATACGTGGGATATGTTATTTGTTGAAAAATAATCTCACTATTGTTAGGGTATAGATCTGATATATCTTCACTTAAATCAATGGCTGGTGCAGCAGCTGTATCTGTAATAAAAACTCCAGTAGATTTATTATTTTTTATTACTGTCATTCCTGGTTGTAAATCTGTTGCGTTAGTTAGTGTAAAAGTAGCTCCAGATGTGCTATGAACAGTTTTAGTAATTTCTTCTTTTTTATTCCATGTAATGTTACCAGCTATAGCACCAGGTACATATACGTTATAATATTCTTGTTCAGTTTGTTTTACTACAACTTTATAACTATACCAACCTAAAGGATTTTTTTCACTATATAAACCAGGATATCCTTCTTCAGACATAAAAGACGGTATAGGTTCGTTTAATAGTAATTCAAGACAATTTCCTGGCCAATCTCTTGCGAATGCACCACCATTAGTATAGCCTGCAAATATACTAGAATTTGAAAAACCAGATGTACTAGTTAAATTATTAGACGTAATAACACCTGAGCTTCTACCATATCTATCCATTAATACTAAACCTAATTGATAAGTTCTATTCTGTTTTAAAGTATGGTTAGGATATTCTTTTCTTAAATTACTTGTAGCTAAATTATTTTTTTGATTAATCTTTGCTCCAAAATCTAAAGCCAATGGATGCGTGTGTTTATCTAAAAAGTTGCCATATACAACACGATTACCAATAATAGCTTGAGAAGCTGCTCTAATAGGCGCTTTGTCTGAAACTCTAGTTATAACTTTTTCTGGTAAAGTTTTAAAAGGTTGAGTCGAATCGTATTGATAAGAATATAAAGAATTAGTAAAACTGATATCATCTATAGACAGATCGTCTATTACTTTAACAGTAGAATCACCTGCGTTTTTTACTAGTATTTGTAGTTCACTTATTTTAAATGAATTTTTAAGAAGATAAGGAGCTGCAGCCGGCATAGGAATCTGCATAAATATTTTATCAACTCTGTTTTCTACAAATTTAACTATACCTGATTCGGCTGCGTCTTGTTCATCTCCATAGGAAAAATATCCAAATTGTTCAGGAATAAAAGCTATTTGACTAAAAGGTGCCATAAGCGAGTATTCTCCATCATCATATCTATATCTATAACTATATCTAGGAAATTCTTCTTTTATTAAATCTGGATCACCAGAAAAAGCTGAATCATATTGAGGATTATTTCTGCTTAATGTAACTACTGTATCAACAGGTATGTCTTCTGGTACCTTATTAGGAATTATATTTATACCAGTAAAATCACCAACAGGATCACTTATAACCGTGATAGGATATTTAAGTCCATGACTTGGAATACTTATCTCACCTAAAGGACTTGTACCGTCACCTACTTGATCACCAATTGAAAAACCTCCTGAACCTGTAGGTGCTTTTAATTCAAAATAACTTCCATTTTTTGCTCTAGCGAGTGCTAAAGAAGTAGTAATGTTAGATGGTAAATACTGATCAGTAGCATTTATCAATGTGCTATTATTAGCAATATCAACAAATCCAATAGGTTCATAAGGAGAATATTTACAAACACTAAGATTGTCTTCTGTTCTGTAGTAAGGATCACTATTTGTATAAGGTCTAGATAAAGCTGTGTTTATATTAATTTTCCTAGGTTGGTTACGATTATCTGTAAAATATAAAAAATCTTCCAAATAATCCATACCTAGCATAGGATGTGTTTTTGAAAAATTTAAAAAACTACCTGCTGCTAATACAGCTGAAACTCCAGTTTGAAAATTATAATAACATATAAAACATCCTGCTCCCGCATAATATAAAGTACCTGTACGGCCTGTTGCAGTTAATGCTCCATTAGGAAAATCGTTTATTTTTGTATTAGATGTATCTGTCCAATCCGTTAAAAAAACAACAACACTATTTGTTTGTAAATTAGGTGCTTGACCAATAACTTCTAGATTTTTAAAATCAATAGCATTTAATTGTATAGAAGAATAATCAGCATATTTATTAGTAACAGCAGTAGTTACTATAGTTTCAAAATCAATAAGTTCTATATTACCTAAAATATTTTCTACAGCTCCTACATCAGCTCCTTCAGATTTACTTACTGATATATTCTGTGCATCTCTATATTCTCCATTTGTAAGTAACCTAGCGTCTAGGTCCTTATTCATTTTGGATTTTACGAATAAATTTTTTATTTCAGCCATTTAATTTATGATTTTATCCACTTAGACTTACCTCTCATTACCTGTACAAACTCATCTAACTTGATATTACTTAATCTTATTTTAGCATTTCTTAGCGCTGCTCTTCTATCTTTCTTAAATCTATTTACAATATACTCTGGTACATTTTGTCGTCCGGCTAACATAGAGTAAGCTATATGCATGTACATTGCTTCTTCTGCCATTTTAGGTACTTTAGTATCTAAATCAGAAGATAATCCGTCAGAAATGTATTCTAATATTATTAATCTGTCGTTTAAATTACTACTAAAAGAAAACTTACCTTCTCTTTCATTTATAGTAAACCAACCATTTTTTTGACTAGTCTGTGGGTTTAATCCATATCTTTGTCCATATGCTAATTTAGCCCAGTTCCAATTATATACACCAGTGTTTTGTAAATTAATATTAAAGTTTCCACTTAGTTGATAATCAGGTGCAGACTTCCATCTTTCATCAGTTAACGATGCAGTCTCTATATTCTCACCATTAGTGTCTTGTATAATTTGACCATCACCATCTTGTTCTGGGACTGTATATGGATTACTTGTTAATGTAGTCGGATATATAATGTGCTTAACACCTAAGTTGTCAATCCAAGATAGTTGTACATAATTAACATAGTCTTGTGGTATTGGCAGTGACAAGCTTGGTGGTATAGTTACCTCTTGTGATTTAATACTTTTTAAAGTATCATATGAAAACTCTTGTAATCCACGCTTAGCATGAAATAACACATCTGTTCTTTTAGCACTAGACACTAATTTACCATGTCCAACATATCCAACTAAAAAGTTATCTATAATATCATTTAGTGTTAAATAAGCATAACTACCATAGTTATTCCATATAGATGTAACATTTAATTTTACAATTACAATTAATCCATTACCTGGCGCTGGATTGATAACTACTGTTTGTGGATTAGTTGCTAACGTAGCGGGAGTTACAGCGACACCATTTACAGAAACAGTAAAGTTTTGAGTAACAGCATCAGTACTTAATGGCGTATTAAAAGTTGTAGGAAATTCTGTAGTAACACCATCACCTACAAAACTATGTTGCCCTGCGTAATATTCTTCGTTAGTTTCTGTTATAAGTGACATATATTAGCTTTTTTGATTTACTTCATCTTGTTGCACCATTGAAGCTGCTGTTTGTACTATTTGTGGATCTCTTATTATTACTCCAGCATACATAAGTATATTTAATATAACCTCTGTTTGTTCTATAGCATCTAACTCAAAATCTGTTGACGCTGCAGCTGAGTATGTATATTGACCTAAACTACCAGCAGTAAAACCCCAAACAACATCACTTGGTTTTTTAATGTAGTATGCCATTACTTTGCCTTGTATTGTGTCTGGATATACATAAAATAAATCACCTTCTTCTTTATATACAGGCCATTGCTTTGTTGGAGCAGTTAATTTAGATCTTTGTACTAAGTTATATTCTTTTTGGGTAAGTCTTTGTATTTCTACAGGAAGTGAACCATTTGGTTCGTATTGTAATGTACCTATTCTATGTATTGCAGGATTTGCAACAGACATAGAAAAACTACCAGCAGCGTAAGTAAGGTCGTTACTTGTTTCAAATATAGATATTTTTTCTTCTGTAGTTTTTATTCTATCAGCATACTCAGAATCCATCTGAGCCACTTGTAATGGCACACGTAATTGTTGATTTAAATCTTCAAAATATTTTTCAAAAATTTCAAGTTGCACTTGTGTTCCTACTTTATTGAACTCATCAGGTGTCATATAGCCTCTTTGTTCTTTATTCAATATAGATAACACTGTAGTATATACTGTATTTACGTTTATTGCCATTTTAATATTTTTAAAAAAAAAGGGTGGCAGAATACCACCCTTACTTATAGTTACTTGTTATTTAAGTTTTTTCTCTATTGATTTATAAACTTCAAGTCCTTCATCTGTTTTAAACCACGCAGCCATAGCTGAATATGGGTTTTCATCAAATGGAACAGTCATTAGTTTACGACCATTACTAGCCCATTTAATTGTTCTTTGATCATCTGCTAATGAAATAATATTAGCTTCTGTTGCTCGTATAGCAAAGTTTCTAAGCACAACGTTTTCATCCTGTGCAAGGTCTAAAAATAGTTTAGGATTCTTTTTTGCAAATAGTAATCCATCTCTTTTTAACTCTTTACTAGATAGTTGATTTACACTAGTTCCTACTTCAACTCTTAATATAGCTTCTAATTGATCTATATCCATATGGGTTGCTACATTCATAGCTTCTAATTCCATTTCTAAAGAATCATATTGATCTTCAGCTGTAGCTATAGGATCAAACTCAACAAATAATACACCATTGTGCGGGTGTTTATCTAAAAATTGTTGTAAAGCTTTTTTTTCTTTTTTAATAAATAAATGTCCTTCTTTAAAAACAATATGCGCTAAAGTTGCTGGTCCTTGTTGTTCATCAACAAAAATAGACTTTTGATTAGTAGCATATCGCAATTCTCTTTCATAACCTTTATCTGGATCAAACCAAACACAAGGATATCTTCTTGAGTGTTTTGACATTACTGTATATGTTAAAGGAGTTTTATTTCCTAATAGATAATAACTTCTATCTTTATACTCCCAAGTATCTACTTTTTTAGTAGACTTTTTTTCTTTTGTTTCTTCCATAATATAATATAATATAATAATTAAAAAAGACCCCGCCGAAGCGGGATCTTATTATTGTTTACTTATTAAATAGCAACTGCGTCAACAGCTATTGAACTAATAAGTTGTGGAGCAGCTCCATTTATTCCGTACTCGAATAAATAAGGCATACTTCCTGGATTTTGTTGTGCAGCAATAACTGCTTTTTGAGCTGCAGCTAAATTTTCAGCTGCGCTAGATCCAGCAGCAACAGTAACAGTTACAGCAATATTACTTGCTGTAGTAGCTCCAGTTGCAGCTCTATATACAAATTGTAAATCTGTAGCACCAGAAGATGTGATGTGAGCTACATCATCAGTGTCTATTAGATCTACTATTTCAGCAGCTGAACCAGTCGCTACAGTTTTTACGGCTTTTATGTAATTACTCATAATTTCTATATTTTTAAATGTTAATAATTATTAAGCTCCTTTGAATAACACGAAGTTATTAGCAGCTTGAGTTACTAAACATCTTTCAGATAAGAAATTAACTCTCATTACATCAAGATCAGAAGTGTAAGCACCTCCAACAGAACCAGTGATCCAAGATTTAAATCTTCTATCTTCTGTTTCTGAAGCTCTATATCTTACGTGCAAAAATGGACGTCTGATATTAGCACCTAACATTTGATCGTATACTGTAGAAGTTCCAGCAGGAACAAGTACACCATCAATCTCCTTGTCTAATCCTCTAGTTGTAGCATCATTTAGATATTTCCAATCAGTTTTGTAGAAGTCATAAGAACCTCTTCTAAAACCAGAAAATCCAAAGTTTAATGCCATATCAGCTTCATTGTCAAAAAGACCATAAGAAGCAGCAGCTGTAGAAGCATAAGCTCCGTTCATTGCAGCAATCATATCGTCAAAATCTAACGCAGTAGATCTAGATAAGAATAACATGTTTTCTTCAATAGCACCTTGCTTATCTAAGTTTTTAAGGATTTCATCGAAATCACCTAAAGCACCAGAACCAGGAGCAGCAGCTCCAGCAAAACCAGAATATACATTACCTCTTGCTTCGATAGCAGCAAATAAACCTTGTGTACCTTTGATGTTTTGAGCAGCACCACCTGGGGCAAAATTACCACCAAAAGCAGTACCACCTGTGCTCATTAATTCACCTTCAACCATTGACATCTCCATATAGTCTTCAAATCTTAGTCTTGTTTCAGACTCAGCTTTTAAATACCATAAGAATCCAGATGTTCCATCTTCAGTAGCAACTTCAATCCAACCGATTTGAGCAGCATCAGAACCACTTAACTCATAATTATCTTTCATGATAATTGGAGAGTTGTTAAAAGTAGATAAAGTAGGCTCAATAGCACCAGTCATTCCATTACTTCCTTTTGGAAATTCAGAACCATATACAAATAAGCTACAAGTAGCAGCACCTGTTACAATTCCAGCTGGCATAGCACCATCATAAGCTTGACAAGTAAATACAAAAGCTGTAGTTTCACCAACTACTAATAATTTAGTTGTTACTAAACCTGTAGCGTTATCAGAAACTAAAATAGTATTACCAACTCTTACACCACAAGTAGTTTCACCACCTTGAGGAGTAATTGTAATTGTAGCTGCAGGATGTGCTCCTGGTTGAGTTACTTGAACAGTATCATAAGCTACGTGTAATCTATTTTGTTCAGACCAAATTACTTGATCAGATGTCATTGGCATTTCAGCGCCAACCATTCTCAAGAAACCAGATAAAGTTCTGTTTCCGTATCTTTCTACCTCTTGCTCATAAAGCTCAGGTAAATATTGTTGTGCCCATTGTGAAACGCCTAAGTTGTTAAAGTCAAGGTAATTATCTTGAACTGTAACTCTTTGTTGCATTGGAACAATAGACGCGGGAAAACTCCCACTTGTTGCAAAACTCATAATTTTTAGTTTTTAGTTTTTATTTTTGTTTTTTTCCTTTAAATTTCAACTTTGAACTATCAACGCCATTTATTGCTTTCACTCTTAATCCATTTATATATACGTCGCCAGGAGTAGTACTTCTAACAGTTTCATTTATATTTTTAGATTTTGCAGTAACATCTTTAATTGCATCGGCTTTGCCTTGCTCATAAAAATGGTTTGCAATAGTATCAGCATTTCTAGCAGCATAAATTGCTTTGTGATAACCTTCGTAATCTTTAACATTACCTTTATCGTCTAAGAACGTCTTAACGAAGTTTGTTAAATTTGACTGGTTATCAGCTACATTTTCAGGGTTTTGAACATTATAACTAAATCTTTTTTCTCCTAAATTAAACTCAAAACCTTTGAAATCTTTAGTGAAATAATTTTTAGTAGTGTTCTTAAACTCCTCGTGTTGCTTTTTAACGTTTTGTTGTTCGTTGTTGTATCTATTGAAGAACTCCATAGCTTTTTGTTGTTCCTGAGTAACGCCCGGTCTCAACTTGATCTCGTCGTAATATTTACTCTTGGTCTCTTCTAAAAAGTTTTTTGCTCTTGCAATTTCTTCTTTTTTCGCGAGTTTCTTTTTTCTTATATCGCGATCTTCATCTATATCTTCGTCATAATCAAATTTATCTTCCATAATAAATTCAATTTCGTCTTGATCTAAATGAGGTTTAGTTTGTTTGTAATATTCTTTTAATAATGCTGTATCATCTATATTAGTATAATCAGCATTTAACCTAACATAATCATTAATATCTCCACCAGTTTCCTTCATAAAATTAACCAATTTTTCTATATTTTCTGGTAAATTTATTTCTGGTTGAGGTTCTGGTTCTGGATATTTTACTTCTTCTTCCGCTTTAGGTTGTTCAGTAATTTCAGTAATAGTTGCTATCGTTTCTTCTTTTTCGGAGTGTGGCACTTCCACTTTGGTCTCTTCCCTGCTTTCTTTGCTTTTCTCTCCTGAGCTTTGCACGCTTTCAGTTGTTTCCCCTTGTACGGCATCTTCTTTTATTTCTTGTTTTACTTCTTCCTTTTTAGGTTCTTCTTTTTTAGCTAAATCTAGCTTTACTGTTTCTTGCGGTTTTTTATTAGCAAGTTTTTTAGGTTTCTTTTTTATTTTAAACTCCCCTTGTTCTAATTCACCTGTAGGAGTTTCTTTTATTTCTTCTGACATAATATAATATAATAATTAATAATGGTGTTTATCCAGGACCCATGTTTTGTAATCCAAAGCCTCCTGCTTCATTATCACCTTCGGTTTCAAAATTTGTTGGTAATAAATCATTTTGTCTTTGACTAATCATTTGACTCTGTTGAGTCGCTTGTAGTTTAGTTCGTTTATCTTTTCTATCTTCAATTTCTTTTTCTCTAGCTGCTGTTACTTGAATATCTGCTTGAGCTAATTGCATATCATATTGGAATTTTTGTTCCATTAATTGCTTTTTAATAACAGCTTCTTGTTCCATTCGTTGTATTTCAAACTGAGATTTAGCTTGTTCAAATTGAATATTAGTTTCAGCTACAGCTTGTTGTTTTTGTACTTCATTCATTGCAGCTCTCTCAGCTTGCTCGGCATTAGCTTGAGCTTGTGCTTGAATATTTGCTTGTTGCGCAGCTTGATCTTGTTTAAGTTTTTTCTTTCTACGTTGTTTAAGTAAAGCATTTGCTAATTTAAGGTTTTTAACTTCTCTTATATCTATAGCGTCTTCTAGGTATATTTGGTTTTGTTGTAGCGCTACTTGTATATTTTGTTCTAACATTGCTTTTTGTTCTTCGTCAGGTTCTAATTGAAGATATATACCAAAGTCTAACAAGTTAACTTGACTAAGTTCTTGTAATGTATGCATATTAAATCTAGATATACTGCTTTCTAAAGCTTGTCTAGTTAAGGGAAATATTAAAGCATCAGCTATTCTGAGAGTTATGTTTTCACATGTTCTTAAAGTTAAATACAAACTAGCTTGTAAGATATGTCTTGTAGCGGTATTACTATTAGCAGCAGCCAGTTTTTGTAACCCAACTAAAGCGTTTTTATCTGGTTGACTACCGTCTCTTGCTTCGTTAAGGCCGGTTACGTCTCTTATCATTTGTAAATAATACTGATAAGTACTTATAAGTGAGTTTATTTTTTGACCACCAGACGATGTTTGTAATTCTTGTATCGGTACTTTACCACGATTTGGATCGCCATCTTGAGTTAATGATCTACCAACAATCGAACCAGTTTGAAAATACATGTTTAAAGCCTCTTGTGGATTGTAGTTAGTGCCATTCCCAAGATCAACCTCTGCTAAGCCGTCTACGTCTAAATAAACACCATCAGGTACTATTCTAGACATCACCTGTTGAAGTTTAAGATGCGTTAATTGTATCATGTCAGCAAAGCCAGTAACTCTTGATACAAGCGAATCTATGCGTCCTTTATACATTCTCGGCGCACAAATATTGTAATTCATATTTACTTTAACAACGTTAGAGTTAGGTCTTGTCATGTTTTCAGACATTTCCCATTTTAACATTTCTGGATGACCTAGTATTTTAGCACCTGTGTAAAGAACTTCAATAGCTCTAAATGCTTTTTTAAAGTTCTCGCTTTCTGGTGGATTAAAAGTATCTGTTTTTTCTAATGCTTTTTCTAAACCATTTGGCGTTTGCTTTATTTTAAATACTTGATTAGCATAAGTTTTATATTCAAAATATAATACTTGAACATTATTATTGTTATCTTTTCCGTTCCAGTTTCTTAAATATTCTTGATTACCTGGATACTCTTGGATTTTCTTTAATTGATCAGCTGTTAAGTAAGGGAATTCTTTTTTAAGTTCTGGTAAACTTATAGATTTAACTTCACCAACGTAATATATATCTTCAAAGTTAGGATCTTCAGTATATGAATAAACAAGATTAACAGGGTCTACATATTTAACAGTTACACCTTCAGATCTATTAAAACTAGTTTTTGTAGCGCCAATGCCTAAAACTGTTAAGTCATAGTTTACTCTTCTATTTATTAAATCATATTTATTTTTAGCTAATACATTTTCAATAGCCTCTTCTTCAGCTACTTCTACAGCTTGCTTATAGTCCATTTGCATATGTACTTCTAGCTCTTGAGGGTTAGATGGAGCATTTTCTCTATCTTTATTAGAAAACATATTAGTTCCTGTACGTTGCTGTATTTTAGCTATAAAGGCTTCAGCATTAATATCTCTTAGTAAGCCAGAAGCATAGTCAGTTCTTTTCTTTAACGATTCAGGGTCTTGAGCGTAAGCGTTTATATCATAGTTCCTTTGAGATATACCATTTACTACAATATCTACAAATTTAGGTATAACAGGAACAGGCTTCCAATCAAGATTTAAATAAGATAAATCACCATTAATTGATAATTCATCTTTATATTTTTGTATAGATTGTTCACCTCTAGCATATAATCTTAAATTATGAAAGTTATTATAATTTGTATTAAACCTATAAGCTCCACGATAATTAGTAAACCATTCACCTTCAATAGCTCTACCTACTTGAAGACCATACTCCCACGTTGCTTTTTCTGCATCTGGTACTACCTGATCTGGAAAAGTGCTATTTGTATTTGTATAAATTTGCATCTATTATATTATTTTTGAAATTGATCCTTTATTATCATATTTTTTAAAACCTAAATTAACTTTAGTTCTTACAGTGTCTTTATTAGGTTTATACTTATTTTTATTACAAGCCATAATAGCAAGTCCAGAACTAATTGAAGCATCATGCTTAGTTCTATTATTAATATTAAACTTAGCCCAATCTTCTAAAGTGCGTTGCATATACATATCTCCATAGTCATCGCCTTTAAATCCTACATAATCTTCTATATACGTTTCAATAGCCGCGGCGTGTGCTTGTTTAATATCTTCACTAGAATTAGGTATACCACCAACTTCTTTTTCTGCAGTAGATAATTTATTCCAAACTTTATCAGGACGATTCATTGAAAATCCTCTATAACCTCTACGCTTTAAATAGTATAAAAGTCTTGGTTTATTATTTTCACATAACAATGGCATTCCATAAAATACTAATGACATAAGAACATCTTCAAAGAATGTTTCTGCTGTTTGTGGTCTAGATATATATTCTAAAAAAAAGTGGTTTGGTGGCGCATCTTCCATTGAAAATTTAGTTAATCCATGAAGTGCTCCATTAGAACCTTTACCATCCACAGTACCGCTAATATCATAACTATCACAACCAAAAGCTCCAACGTGTTCATTTCCAGGATACTTAACTCCATTTTTTATAATCACTCTGTTTTGAAGATTTTTAGGTGGAACCCATGATATTAAAAATCTCCCATCATTGTTTGGATAAAATATTACTTTACTATCTTTAATTCCATTTTCCCATTGAAAACTTCCTCTAGTTACAGAAGCTACATTATGTATTTCTTCATTGTAATCTATTTGCTCGTATATTTTAACTAAGTTAAATAAAGACTGTTTTGTTTCATCTCTGAAAGCGTGTTTCTCAGTTCTTGGAAATTGTCTGTAAAATTCGTTTAATCCGTCTTGGTCTTGTTTAAGTCCGTCTGCTTCGTTTTCCCAGTGCTCGATAACTCCGATGTCAATTCTTTCTCCATCAACTCCAATGACCGGAGTTTGTGGCGTATCGAAGACAGGTAGTCCATAAGAATCAATGTATCCTTCGTAGGACCATTCCATAGGGATGAATAAACTATAGAGTCCCGAGCTTGTTTGACCATTCTTATTTCTTCTCTCAACGCTTGAATCATAAAATAATTTTTTAAAATTGTTTCCACCTTTGTCTAAGGCGTTTGAAGTTGAACCCATCATACACTTGCCAACTATTCTAGAACCTAGTCTTAATGTGGTTTTTGTAACTCTCCAGTTATTTAATATATTATCAGGACGTTCCCATTTACCACTTTCATCATGAGCTAGTATTTTTAGCTTTTCACCATCATAAGAGTTATCACCTGTGTTTTTCCAGTCTATTGTTGTGTCAAGACCTTCTAGTTCTTTTAGCTGTTCGTTTGATTCTAGTTTACGTCTAGTAAGTTTTGAAGCTGGGACTCTATATGCCAGTTCGGTCTTAGGACGATCCATACCATCCTGGATCGGTTTGAAAAAAAACGGATAGTTAATGGATATTGGGACAACCTTATCTGTAAACATTTTTTTAGCATCTGCTCCAGTTTTAGAAAGGATACCGAATCTAGAGTTACTAGATATTGTTGCTTGGTTAACCAACTCGGCTGATGACATGAATGAAAAACCAGATCGTCTGTTTTTAAGGTAACACATTCCGTAGCATCTATTATCTGCTTTGCAAGCTTCCCAGAACATAAAGAATAATCTATTTGCTTCTCTAAAGTCTGCGGCTCCAACGTCGATTTTTGACCATTGCAAGTACATATAATGAGACCCTGTAATATAAGTAGGAATACCATTGTTATAAAACCAGTAACCTTCATCTCTTTTTCTGAACTCTTCATCTATATAATCAAACCATTTTTCTTTAAAATCTACAGGATATTCATCCCAATCAAATACACTTTTAATCCTACTTAATTCTTTTGGATATTCTTGTTTTTCCCAGTATTGTTCCTTTTTATCTTTGCTTCGTTTAAAAGGTTCATGCTCTTCTGGTATTGCAACTTTGAGACCTTGAATCTCGTATATCTGTCCAATAGTTCCGTCTTTACTTATAACTACAAAATCATATTCTTTATTATACCCATACTCCCATTTTTTATACCTATTGTTTTTTTTAAGTATTTTAGGATTGATATAATCTTTTAATATTGTATATAATGTTTGTTCGTACATTATTTACTTCTCCTTTCCGCAAAACCTTTAAAAGCTTTTTCTTCCTTTTTTTCTTCTTTAGGTTTATCCTCTAACATTTCCTTTTCATTCTCGATGCGCGTTAATATTTCAAACGCATCGAAAATAGCTAATTTCTTTGTTGCTGCTGCATTCTTTAATCTATCTGCAGATATATCATCTTCTGAATCTACAATAGGTTCTCTAGCGATCTTAATTAATTCCTCAACTGCTTTGTGCCCAGCTTGGATTATATTTAACTTTATCTTCTTCGTAGTCATGCATTAATGCTATATCATTTGATTTCATACAATATAAACGTTCATCACCGACTATAAACTCAAATTCAGAGTTGGGTGTAAACGTTATTAAGGTTCCAGGAGTGATTCCTAGCGCTTCTAAGGACTTATTACTATATTTTATTATACCAAGAAGAGGTTCTTCTTTTAATGTACTAAACTCATCCAGAGATGCAACAGGGTGGACAAAGCAATAGTTTAGGTTACATATCCATTTGTCATTGCGGTTATAAAGGTATATTTGTTCTATATCACAAAAGAATAAATCATCCTTAAAAAATGATGCAGAGTTCTTCTCTTTACCTTTCATGTCATAAAACCTACGAAACACATTGTGGTGTATGATTACTTCATCACCTACTTTTATATCGGTTTTATAAGCTTTAGGTAAAGCTATAACAATTGCCTTCTTACTAACAGACTGGAATGTTTCAATACGAGTATTAGTTATAAGGCTTTTGTCACCTACTTTTTTTTCATTATCATAACGTTCACCTTTTGGCTTTATGATAAATCGGTATAAACTTTCCATTAGTACTGAAGATCATACTCGACAGATATTGCCATATTAGAATTAAACTTTTTCCAAGGCAATACTTCGTCTTCTTTAGTTATGAATATATTGTAAGAATTGTCTTCTTCTTCAAACAGTATATTAGAAATGCTATGACCTCCGTAAACCGATTGGCCTACGGAGTAGTGCATAGCTTCATTTTTATAATCTGCTCCAATACTTATTTTACGAATAACATTAGACATGACCAACAGCTGCTTCTTCTTCTTTTATTTCAGTGTAAGTACCATCTTCTAAGTTGATATTTACAGCTCCATATTCTTCTTCAAGCTCTTTTTTAAATTCTTCAATGCCTTCATTTACTCCTGCTAACTCATGAAGCAATCCATGTTTATTAGCTTCTAAGTAACCTACTTCATTTAAGATTTTAGTAACTGCTGCTTGTTGTTCTTGTATTTTTTTTAATTGTTCTTCTTTGATTTTCATTTAATTTAATTTAATTTACTTTAATTTACTCAGTTGGTGGATTAGGATCCGACCAAGCTGCTGTAGCCATAAGTGCTAATGCCGCTGCGTGATCCATTGTCTCAACAGGGGTTAAAGAACCATTAGTAATAAAACTAGGTTCAACCTGGTAAGATAATAAACCTTGAGTATTAGCTAAATCTCTTCTCATTGTTTGAGCAGAACTTTGATTTACTTGACTGAATAAAATAGCGTTTGTATCAGTTAAGTTTATTACTGCATAAGTTGTTGCCATTGTTTAATTATTATTTAGTATCTTATTGTTATTTATATATTTACTTATTTAAAATCTTTTTTACTCTGGAGGAGTAATAGGTTTTGGAACATAATCTATTAATGGTAATGTTTTCACCCAACTAAACTCCGTGTTAACACAAAAATTTATTTCTTCTATAGATATTATCCAATTATCACTATTATCTTGAATAGGATTAAAGTAACTATCTGGAGCATATAATTGTCCTACTAGTTTGTCTTTTTGTTCTTCTGTTAATAAACCTACTTTTATCATACTTGTCTACCTAAAGTTGTGTTAAATGCTTGAACAGCATTGTATAAATTTGAATTTTGAGTTGCATCTAAAGATCCATTATATACAAAAGCGAATGCACATTCTCTAGTACCATAACCACCAGTTCCATAAATACCACCTACTCCCATATCGTTTGAAGGAAGACTTGTAGAAGATTCTGTACCTGTGTCAAATACTGAGCCGTTTATATAGCCTTCTATAGCACTTGCTCCAGATCTATTAGCTACAAATAATCCAGAAGTAGCCGTACTTGCTGGTGTTTCGTAATTAGCTTGATTTATAGAATAATAAAATTTATTACCAAATCTAATTAGCATTAAAGATACTGCTCCAACTTGATAAGCACCCATATCATAAAGTCCGTTAGCACCAGATGTATCTCTTGAATAGTACCCATATGACATTGCGTCTACACTACTAATATCCGTATTAGGTACAAGATGACTATTTGCTCTTCCGTTTGTTCCATTAGGTGTAGCGCCAGTAGTTGAATGAGTCCAACCTCCTTCAAAAGTTAACCTAAACGCAGCGTCAGTATCTTGTGGATCTTTTAAGTTATACATATGAGTTGTTGAAGTTCCGCCAACCATAGGGTAAATAGCTTTCATATTAGTCCAAAGATTGTTACTTTGTAATGAACTAACTAATGTTTTAATTGCTAGTTGTTGTGTAGCATCAGTTATTCCAGCAGCATTGATAAAAGCTTTAGCTTCTAAGTCATATTCTACTCTGTCTGTTGGATCCATATTTATTGAAAAAGCATTACTTGTAGAATTAGGTGCGTTACCTTCTAAGTTTACTGGAATATCCATACTTGTTGCTACTCCATTTGCTGTAGAACCTGGACCATCACCTACTAGTTCAGTTCCACCCATCCCGCTGCTAGTGCCATTGTTGCTTGCACTACCTAAGTCTGGGCATATCCAATTTGTTCCATTGTAATAACTGTCACCTGCTAAACTCCACCAATTAATTGGTGATAAACTAGAGATACTATTTGGAACACCTCCATTATATATAGTTAATATTTCATCTTCAGATAAACTTTTATTAAACACTGCTGCATTTGAAAGATTCCCAGTAAAATCATAAGTAGTTGGTATATCGCCTTGTGCGCCTATAAATATTTTATTTGTTGGTGTTTCTATTGGAGTTGAATATGTGTCTGTATCTGTTTGTTTTACTCCATTTATATATAAAAACATATTTGCTCCATCTGCAATTCCAACAACGTGGGTCCAAGCATTGTCTGTCATAGCAGAATCTTGAATTACAGTATTATACCCAGTATCTCCGATTCTAAATTCAATTTTGTTAGTAGTTGTATTAAATGCTAAATCCCAGCAAACACCAAAGTTTCCACTGCCAACACCAGCATTTCTTACACCAAAAACTCCTGCTGATGTATTTTGATTACCATTTCTTTTAACCCATATAGAAAGACTAACAGTATTTAATTGAGATGGTACGCTGTCGGAAGAAACATAATCGTTCAATCCGTCAAACACCATACTATAACTACTATACGGAATACTACGAGTTAAATCAGATGTTACTAGATTTGCTGTAGTCATACCTGAACTCGTGCCAGTGTTTTTGTTACCACTTGAATCTGTAATAATCCATGCAGTAGTTGTTGGATTAGCAGTTTCACTTCCTCCAAACCAACCGTATTTCGTAACATTGCTGAAGTCTTCGCTATAGCTTGAAGTTCCACCAGTTATATTTATATCTGAAACATCTACAAAAGAATTATTATTAGGTCCACCTGCTAATTGTACTCTAATTTTTATATTACTAGAAACCGTTAAAGGTGATGTGCTTGGAACAGCATATGCTTGATCAGTGGTACCAGTGTCGGTGTGTTGATGCCAAGTTGTCCAACTAGTATTGTCTATATTATATTGGTATATAACTTCTACACCTGAGGTTTGACCATTAGCCTCTCCTCCAGAAGAAGATAAAACTATATCACTACCCGAAGTATATATAGTAGGTGAATTCCATTGAAAATAATCACCAGAAGCTATAGTATAAGAATTAGTATCTTGACTTCTTAATACTCCATTTTGAGCATAAGCTCCATCAGAGGCACCATTGTAATATGGACTACCTATTTTAGTTATACTCCAACTTGTTGATGTTAGATCCCAATTACTAGTATCAACATTTAGTTTATACCAGATTGCAGGTGATAAACTAGAAATATCTGCAGGAATTCCATTATTATATATAGTGGCTATGTTAGCAGATTGGTCTGAGGTCCAAAAAGCAGTGTTACTTATGTCACCTTCAAAAAATATTGATGTTGCTCTACCTATTGTACTTAAAGTTAAAGTACTAGTATTATTATTAGTGCTTCCAAAAGTTTGTCCATTTACATATACACCCACATCATTGCTTGCGTCTCTATATATTAAAATATGATTCCAAGCAGATGCAGTTAAATTATTACCACCACTTTCGTTAAATACTAATACTGTGCTTAATACTTTTACTTTTAATTGTGATGCTGTTTTAATTTGTAACCAATTACTTGAAGAACTTCCATTGCCTAAAAAGTTGTTATCAATTACATTATCAGGGTTAATCCATAAAGATAAAGTAAATTCACCGGCAGCTACAAAATTAGAAGGTAATTCTATTTGATCGTCTACACCTCCAAAATCAAAAACAGTTGCATCTGGCACTGAATCGTTTGGAACTGTTAAAGTAGCTGGAGATGATACAGCAGCATCACCGGTTGATCCTCCACCTAAAGGATAATAAGCTATTGGAAGCGGTGATAAAGCCATAGGATTTACTGGAGTACCGGAGTTGTATAAAGCAGTTACTTGATCAGATGTAAGAGCAGAATCAAATCCTGCTATTTGTCCTATTTTACCGCTATAGGCTAAACCTCCTCCTGGTCTTGAACCAATTAAGTCAAACTTTATAGGATTTGAACCTGGTGTACCAGTCCACGAAGTTATAGTATCAGTCAATACAGAATCAATATAACATTTTACTTCGTTTTCTGATGGCCTAACAAAAGCAACGTGATGCCATTGACCTGTGCTTATAGCCGTAGCAGCATTGGGAAAATCTGCGTATGCACCAGCTATTTTAAAATAAAATGCAGAACCTGAATAATAAACAATATATTCATAAGTACCAAGTAAGGTATTACCAAATAAAGCTCCTGTTGTGCCTGTATCAATATTCATCCAAAATGAAAAAGTAGATACAACTCCTAAATCAACAGGTGTTGCGTATTCTATTTTAGCTGAACCAGCAAAATCTAAACTATAGTTATCTACTTTACTCTGATTGCTATTTTCAGGCATTCGCCATGTTGGTGATATCCACTGTGTTGCCATATAATTTTTTTAATCTCCCATTCTATACCAAGCAACAGGAGGAGTTGCCATTGTACTTAAATCTGCTGTTTTACCAGTACTAGTTGCATTATAAATTTCGTCTACTTGGTCTGAATCTAAAACGTAATCGAAAACTGCTACTTCGTCAATTAAACCATTAAATAAAGCAGCTGCTATGCCTGATTTTCTTCCAATGTTTAAATTATCACTTGAAGAAGTGAAGTTTCCACTTGTGCCAGCTAAAGTAGGTTCTAGTGCTCCATTTATATAAAGTTTTGGGTCAACACTATCATTGTTATAAGTAAAGATAACATTATACCAACTTCCAGTATTTATTGTTGTAGTAGATTTACTGTCATATTGTGTTAGTCCTACTCTATACCATGCTTCTATTTTATCACTTGAAGATGAATAACCTATTCCCCAACCAATTGTACTTCCTCCCGAATTATTCCCTTTTTGTATTATTCTTTCATAAGTAGCAGATGTAGTAGCTTTAAACCAAACAGAAACAGAAATAGAAGCGTGTGCATTTGTATTACCACAATCAATATAATCATCCACCCCGTCAAACTCCATAGAATACACATTATCTATATCTGCTAAACCACTAGCGACAGGTGCGACAAAACTAAAAGGAAATGGAAACATATGTTATGTTTTATGTTGTGAAATTCAATGTAAAAGAACCGTAGTATGCACCAGCGCCAGAGTTAGCGTCTTCATCATAGCATATTAAAGTTATTACATCTGTTTTTAGATTACCACTAAGAACTGGAGCTGTATTAGCAGGCCATTTTACGCCTGTCCAAGTAGGAGTAACTGTACCAGTTTGTTTTATTGTTAAAATATAAGTCGCACCAACTTTAGGATTTGATGCTGCAAAGGTTGGAGCACCAGCAGCTAAGGTTACTTCTTGAACGTTACTATTATTCCAGTCAATTGTTAGTGTTGCATTAACTGGATCAGGTTGATAAAAAACGCTGTAAGCTTGACCGTTAACTTTTAAGTTTGTAGCAGCTTTATATGTAGCGCTATTAGCAGTATCACCTATTGCAACTGTACCATCTGTAGTTATTGTGAATATTCTTTGAGTATGAGGATTAGCAGTTGTACCAGGCCAACCAATACATTGGAATATTCTATCAGTATCATTACCAGCACTGTTGTTTCCATACTTACCTATTAAAGTTGTAGTATTCCTATGTCCTCCACCCCATATCCATAATCCACTAGTATCCGAAGTACTCGAGGCTAACCAAGGAAAGTTAGTGTTGTAATTGTTAGGCCAGTTTATGGCTATTGCGCCTTTACCATCATATTCACCACTTGCCATTTGTTCACCAAGACCTACAATTCTAGGTTTAGCTATAGCAGGATTATTACCATTAGCATATTTAAATAGTATATTTTCATCGTTAGTATCTGATATAGTCATAAATGCACTAGAACCTCCCTCACCTGGTGTTATTTTCCATCCAATACCATCTCCTTGAGTTTTGTCACCGATTGTAACATTGTTACTATATAATACTGTTGGGCTTGCGGGTAAAGTACTAAAATTATAGGTATTTACTACAGTGTATTCGTCACCTACAGAAGTAACAGAAGCTATTACACCACTTTGACCATCAACACGCATTCCAGCGGTTATGGGTGTAGTAGATGTTAATACAGCTGTTTTGTAACTGCCACCTACCGGCCAAGTAGTTTTGGTTGTTGAAAAACTACCACCAGCACCACCAGTAAAAACTAAGCTAGATGTTCCACCCATAGTAACTGTTCTTCTTTGATTAGAAGTTAAAGAACCATTGTTCGTGTAAAAACTAGGTATATAATCAGATAAACCAGTTGCTAGTTGTGCTAGCGTGTATTGATTGTTTGTGCCAGCTACAGAATCATATCCTACTATAAGCGTATTTGCTGTAGTAGCTCCTGTTGTGAATGCTGAAAATTTTACTCCTGCCATTTTATTTATTTTATAATGCTTCTATTTTTAATATATCTCCGGCTTCGCTTAGTATAAGACTAGACGGACCAAAACCTGTTTCTGTTACCATATCCCAAGAACCTGGTGGTAATACACCCGCATCTAATAAGATAGGTTCAAATGGTGTTATTAATCCTACACCTAATGCACCAGCCATATCTTAAAATAAAGCAATTACATCATTAGCAGCTAAACCACCTGTAGTAATTCTTTTTACTAATATTGGTAAAACTGTACCACCTGATATAGTATTAAACACTGCTTGATTACCAGACTCCATTATTACTGTTAATGTAGCTAATCCAGCTGCAGCTCCTATATACAAACAAGCTCCACGTTTCTGAGTGTTAGGTATATCTATATTACTTACTGTAGCTGTAAAGTTAGCAGCGCCACCTGTAAAAGTTAAGTTCTCATTAACTGCATATAGTGACCCAGCTGACGTTACTGTAAAATCTGTAACTACTCCACCTGTTTCTTTTAAAACTGTTAATACTAATCCTGTTCCAGCAGCTGATCCTGCGTTATAAGTAATTGTATCGCCTACTGAATATCCAGTACCTCCACTAGTAATAGTAAGACCTTTATCAGCAGCACTAAAGTTTATAGCACCTACAACAACTGCTACAGCATCATGAGCAAACAGTCTTGGTTCTTGTGCCATAACTCCATTTACTGGGTCAAGTGTTGGTTCCCATTGGTTAAATTGTGTTAATGCCATTTTTTATTTTTTTATTTTTGTAATTTTTTCTGCGCCTCTTGATCCAAAGTACGCTACATATACTGTGATTAGTAAAGCTTCCATTAATGAAACCCAACCGTCTTTTATTTCTAATAGTATCGTTGAATCTAATACTATGAATATTGTCATAGCTAAAGTAAGAAATATAAGTGTCATAGGTCTAGTATTCTTACTTAGCCATGAGTCACTTTTCATATCACTTTGCCATCTGCTAGAAATGTTATTCATTTCAGCAATATCTTGTTCTAATAGTTTTAAAGCCATCTCTTTGTCTTCAGGGCTAATACTACTATCACTTGATATAAGATTTTTTACTACACCAAACGCTCCATTGTCTGGTAGCATATCTCCTATACCGTCTAATATTTTAGGGGCTTTGTTTTTTAGGAAAGCCCCTATTTTAGTTTCTTTAAACTTCTTTTTATTACTCACTTCTAAAAGCTAGTAAAAATTCTCTTAAACCAAATCCAAATGCAATACCTGCATATAATGGATGTGACTCTGCTATAAGCATTAAACCTATTGCTCCGCAACAAGCAGCTTTAAATAATGGTGAAGCAATCACCGATTTAATTTTATCCATAACTATTTATCTTTTTTTAATTCAGGGTATTTTCTATATACGCACGCTTTAATTTTCTCTACTGCCCTTCGCCCTTTACTACCTTCTCCTTTTCCAGCGTTATGCGCTAGCTTTAAGGCAGATTTAGCTCTCTTAAGTGTGTTAACTGGGTAAGTGCCTTTAGGTCCACAAAAGTCTCCTTTTTTGACATTTGGATATTTACCAGCATTAGACATACCAGGTTCTTCTCGGATTTCTGTTATTGTTTTTTTAGCCATAATGTTTATTTTTTATAAGGAAAGTTTTTATTGAACCAGTCTTTACGATGATCACAACCACAACCTCCAGGTATAGAATCAGCTAATCGCTTTATACCTGTGATTGTAGTAAATTTTTCTATCGTATCGCCTAATCCTTTAGATTTCATAGTCTTTTGCTACAACCGTATTTAGCTAATGGACTTTTACCTTTCATTTGTGCTGGAGACATTTCTTTACCATACATTGTGTAAGGTGATTTCTTTAACTCCATAGGAGACTTTTTCAACTCCATAGGTGATTTCATAGTCATAGCAGATTTATCTCCTTTTTTCATTGCATCTTTTTCTCTGTCTGCTATCGGATCATATTTTGTGTCTGCATCAATAACTCCTCTACCAATTAGTACGTCTTTCATTGTTATTTTACCATCACCTGATAAATCTTTCATATACATAGGTGATTTCATTTTATTTGGGCTTTTACTGTAAGGCATAATATTTATTTTTTATAAGCTTCTTTTTCCCACCAAGTTACCGGTGAGCCATTTGTTTTTTTACTTCTTTTTTTAACTGTCCATTTACCTTTACCGCTTTTACGGTGATAAATGTTTTCATCATCGTAGGCTAACCTACCATCTTTCATTTGTTCAACATGAATTTTTTCATGTTTTATAATTTTTTCTAACTGCTTAGGATCTTTTATTTTGTTGTTTATAGTAATAGTTCCATTTATATTAGCTCTACCTAAAATACCATCTTCTTCTTCTACAAAGTATATAGGTGTATTATCTATTTTATATGGAGCAGTTAACTTAAAAGACATGCTACTTCATGTGTTTTAAAATCTTATGAGTACCAGGATGCATACCTCTTTTTTTAGCCATGTCTTCTTTATGTATGTCTGTTTTAGCATCGTATATTAATTCACGGTCGTGAATCATTTCTTGCTTTTTACCTTTATCTCCTTTTTTATAAGCTTTATCCGCTTTGTGTAATTGACCTTTTGCATCATAGATTAATTCTCTTTCATGCATCATGTCTTTGTCGTATCTATTCATTCTACTATTATTTGCACTGGTCCACACTCTTCGATATAATCTGCTATCTTTGGATAGATACGTTTATATGCTTGAGTGGAATAACTTCCAGTAAATTTACTAGCATCGACTACATCATTTAGTAGTAAACAACCAGCGGTATGTTCATCAGTGTTACCTGTATGTATTAATATGTATTGGAAACTCATTCCAGCGTTTTCTAAAGTCCAGTTAGGCTTATTATATAAACATAACATACCTTTGTGGTCAGAAAACTTCTTAGAGTATCTAGAATGGAATCCTCCTTCACGCCTTAGGTCCATGTTATATGTACCTTCAGGTATTCTAGTTTCTCCGTAAACTTTTTTTGTTCTATACTCATCCTCTATTACAAAACATTGAAACTCATCATCTATATAAAATAAGCTTATAGATGCATCTCCATTGTCAGCAATACGTTTGAGTTTTATTTCCATTATTTATCGTTCTTTAACTTCCACCATTTATGAGCAGTATAACCTATAGTCAAAAGTAATAATACAACTTTTAAAGTAGGTTCTATCCAGTCAAAACTAGCTATAGTGAAAGACGCTGTATTAAGTAAGTACAGCTTTAAATCTTGCAAGCCCATGTCACTGGTTTGCTCTAATAGCTGCATTACCTTTATACTCACAATTATCTATTGTAAGCGCTGGTGCTATTGTTGAATCTTTAGATCTCATTGTTCTTTTACCTAAAGGTTTCATTGCTGGGCTTTTATCAACTCCAGCAGGCATTTGTTTTTCTCCGTAACTTGGCATTTTATTTCTTTTTATTATGTGAATAAAGATCCGTAAGTATCTTGTGTTGGATCAGCTACTGCTGACATTCTATTAAAACTATCTTGATTAAATACTGGATTAGCTGGTGCAGTACCATTAGTTCCTGGCGTTTGCTGAGGTGAAACAAAATTTTGATTACCTTGATTTAAATCTACAGGCGCAGGTTGACTAGCCATAAAAGCGTCTAAAGATTCTTGACGTTGAGTTTCATCTCTTTCGGCTTGATTAATCTCTCTTCTTTCTTTTATACCTTTTAAAATACCTGTACCTACAGGACCAGTTATAGCACCTTTAGCTACAGATTTAAAAAAGTCTTTACCTCTACCTTCTTCTCCTTTAGAGCCAAGTAATGATCCAACTCCACCCATTACTGCCCCTGCTATTCTACCTATCATTTTTTACTTATATTTATTTATATTAAAACTAATATTTTTAATTCCAGTTTCTGCGTCTTGTCCACTTGTATAATTTTTTGTATTTGAATAATTAAACACAGGTTTTCCTGGTTTTTCAGATTCTTTAAATTTAAAACTTTCAGATGTGTTATATTTTCCAGCTCTGTTAAATGAAGAAGAAGAAACAGTGCTTTTATCAAATCCACGGCCTATGGACACTCCATCAACTATTTTACCTTTATTAAAAAATTCTTTTTTAATTGGTTGATCTATAAGAAGTCTTATATCTTTAACACTTTTACTTAAATCAATTGGTTTAGGAAGTTGTTTTGCTATATTAGAAAATCTTTCTTCATTAGCAGCTTGTTTAGCGGATCTATTTCTATAAGTTAAACTTGCGTCTCCAGTACGTTTTAGTATTTTTTTATCAAGTCTATTTCTTGAACTTTCTAAACGTTTATTTATTCTATCTTGAGCTTTTATATTTTTTAAATCTAAACGCCCTATATTTTTTTCATCTGCATATTCAGATTTTATAGTACCTATTTCACCTGTGTTCTTTAATAATCTAGCAGCCTGCCTCATATTGCTCCTATCATAAGAAGCTTGTATTTGGTCTTTTTGCTTTTCATTAAGTTTTATAAAAGAACCTTCACCACTAGACTTGTTTGACTCTTTGGCTATGTCTGCAATATTTTTAGGTTTAATCTTAGAAGGATCAGTTATCACTGGTGAACCATCACTTGACTTAACTATAGTATTATCATTAGTTTGCTTTTTAGTACTCAAACCAGAACTAAGCATACCCGCAGTAGTTTGCTCAAGTATCGACTTTTTATCTCCTATGTTTCTAGTATCAGTTGCCATATTATCTTGTTTTATCGTTATTAACATTTGCCATAGCAAATGCCATAACTTTGTCTGTATATGATTTCTTTTTCTTTATATCTGGTAAATCTTCTTCACCTAACATTATTCTGTACATTCTACTTAGAATATGTTTAAATTTAAAAGATGTTTTATAAATGTTATACTTTTGAGTTGTTCTATTGTGATGTCTCCATACTACAACCCAATCTTTTTTTATTAATTTATTCCACCTTCTATTATCCCAAGAAAAAGAATATTGACCAGTTTTAAAATCCTGTTTTGTAAAATGCTCTAAAGAATCTAAATATATTAAAAGTTCTAAATCTGCATCGTTAAGTCCATTTGCTTTACAAGCCCATTTCCTTATTATTCTATAGTGTTTAAGTAGGTTTAAATCTTTAAGGTCTTGTGGTGTAGGTTTTCTCATAAATTTTTATCTCCTTCTATCAAGTCGTGGCGAGGATTTTGAAATTTTTCTGTATAGGTATTTTCCATTTTTTTATTAATAGGATGTGGATCAGCTTTTTGTTTTGGTAAAGGGTCAATTCCTCCTTTAATAGGAGTTGATTGTTTTGTAGTACCTGTAGGACGTGGTTTCCCTATGTATACCGTTGAAGATGACTTAGGAGATGGTTTTGGAGCACTTTTTGTTATTCCACCTTTAGTAGCTTGTTTAGCATCTTCTTCTTTTCCAAACAAATTAGTTATTGGGGCATAAAACTTTTTACCCATTTCATATATGTTTTCAACAGGGTTTATTTTATCTATTGATTTACTAACTTCAAATGGATCAAGAAGTGTGTTAACAATTGCTTTACCTATAGATTTTGGTGGATCTTTTTTTCCGTTTGCCATAATTTTTGTTTTTTAATTTTAATTATTTGTAAATTTTAGGAAACCTACCAGTAGACTTCATAAATTTAGAATAATCTTTATCCGGTGTAGGATCATCTAAACCACTTAACCAATCTTGTTCTTCTCTTCTCACTTCCATTTCTCTAGAGCTAGGTGAATTGCTTATTATCTTTTTTATATCTTTAGAAGTAGACTTAGTAACTTTAGGGTTAGGTTGATGATAAATTCTATCTTTAGAAAATTCAAAATCACCATCAATTTGTTCTACTCTGCTTGATACTTCTAATTCAGGCAATATATAATCTTGAGAAATTTTATCACTTTTGTCTAAAGTTGATTTTTTAGGATCATTAACTTTATTCATCATAGACTTCATTCTATTCTTTGAGCTATTAGTACCTGCTCTTGGGTTATTGTATGTTCCGTTTGCCATAATGTTTGTTTTTACAAGACGACTACTACATCGCCTTCTTTTATTATTGTAAGTTTTTCGTTTTTTATTTCTATACCAAACCCAGCGTGTCTATCATAATAAATAGTGTCATTAGCTTTTAATCCAGCTACAGCGTCTCCTATTGTAACAACCTTAGCCATGCGGTATCTTATATCTTCACGGTGGGCTTCTGCTAATAGCAACCCACCTTTTGTTCTTGTTTCAGTTTCTTTTACTGGTAACACCACTATATTTTTTCCAATTGCTTTCATGCCCTTAAGTTATTAATGACACAATCTGTAGATAAAATAGTAGTCGCTACTGAAGCCGCGTTCCTTAGTGCACTTTTAGTAACTAGCAAGGGATCTATTATTCCGGACTTTACCATATTTACCGTTTTCCCTGTAACCACATTTAATCCTCTTCCTTTTACTTTTGGAACTTCGTAGTCTTCTATACCAGCATTTTCTAGTATTGTTCTATAAGGTGCTTTAATAGCATCTAATAAAACTTGTTCTGACACAGACCTAGGTGTAACACTACTTGCTGCATTGAGCAAAGCTATACCTCCTCCTGGCACTATTCCTTCTTTGATCGCGGCTTTTGTAGCGCATATAGCATCTTCAACACGATCTCTTTTTTCTTTTAGTTCAACCTCTGAATTAGCACCAACTCTAACGATTGCAACCTTAGCTGACAATCTAGCTAATCTTTTTTCATAGTTTATAACTAAATTAGGATTAGGTTGGTTTTTAATCTTTGCTTGAATATTTTTAATTAGTTCTTCTACAACTTCTGGTATTTCTTCTACTTGGATTATACTCTCTGCTTTGTTAGTTACAACCTTTAAGCATTCACCTAAATGTTCTGGTTGTATTAAATCCATATCATCGCCTAAATCCTCGTTGATAACAGTAGCACCAGTTAACATTGCTAAATCATCTAATGTGTCTTTTTTATTAGCGCCAAAGTGTGGAGCATCTACAATGTTGATTTTAATATTACCTTTAGTTTTATTCATAGCTAGCGCAGTCATAACTTGCGGCTCTACATCTGCTATAATAAATAAAGCTTTATTGTTTTTAATAACATATTCTAGTACACTTTGTATCTTACGTATGTTATCTACTTGACTTTCTACAATGAGCACTAATGGTTCTTCAAGTTCTGATGTACCATTTTCTTTGTTAGTAATAAAATGGCTATTAATTAAACCTTTTTCATATTGTACTCCTTCAATGCTTTCTACAGTTGTTTCTGGTAAGTCATGTGTTTCCATTATAACTATACCTGTTTCATCAACTGACCTAAATGCTTGACCAATGAGTTGGCCTAACTCACGGTCATTATTGGCTGATATAGTAGCTACTTGTTCAATTACATCTCCTTTTACTTCTGAGGAATGTTTCTCAAGGTATTGCACTACTTTGTCTACAGCCAAGTTAATTCCTTGTTTTAAATCTCTTGAGTTTAAATCTTTATGCTTGTCGGCTTCTAGCAGTATAGCATGTGCCAGTACTGTTGCTGTTGTTGTGCCATCACCTGCTTCTGTTACAGTTTTTCTAGCTGCTTCTTTTAAAAGCCTTGCCCCCATGTTTTCTACTGGGTCTAATAATATAACTGAATCTGCTACAGTTACACCATCTTTAGTTATCTTAGGGTTTCCATTTGTATCTTCTAAGATAACACACTTGCCGCTAGCTCCAAGCGTAGAGCTAACAGCTTGTGTGAGTTTATCTATACCGCTAAACACAGCGGCTTTGGCATCTTCACCGAAGTTTAGATGCTTAACTATTGTTTCGTTCATTTGATTTAATTAAATTATATTTGGTTTTACTCGAATGTTTTAACAACTTTGGGTCCTTGTAAGAACTCAAGTTTTTTAGCATAGTGTTCTATCGATGCATCTATTGCTTGTTCAGCACCGGCAATAGTTTCACGTCTTGTTACGTCTATCCACTCGTCTTCGTCCGGATGTAAGTATTCAGTTTGTAAAAATCCATTTGGTAACTGTACTATTCTCCAGTTTTTCTTTTCGGTAATATGTTTCCAAAGGTTGATCATTCTTTGATCAGGTCGTGTAGTAGAGGTAAAATCTCTACTGGTGTATAAAAACGTCATTGTTTTGGTTTTTAATTAAACGTTGGTTATTTATACTATCACTTGATAGTTTGGTTTTCTACTGGTGTAGAAATATTTTATGTAAATATATTTATGTAATACTGTACACCGTTTATCATTATAGGTAGTTGATCTGTTCCTGTGTTATTACCAGAACTTAGCGTTAAAGGTGTCGAAGCGGCTGCAATGCTAATTGTGCTAGCAGCAGCATTAGAACCACCGCCAATTGCTATAGCATTATCACCAGCAGTAGCTCCTTTTCCAAATGCTATTGCGTTTGCTCCAGCAGAAGTAGCACCTCCAATTGCGATGCTTCCTGAAACACTAGCTGAAGAGACATTAGCTTCTTTACCTATTAAGATATTACCAGAACCTGTAGCCAAAGTAGAACCTACGTTCTTACCAACTAGCACATTATTATTTCCAGATAACAAAGCTGACGCAGCATCTTTACCTAAAGTCGTGTTGTCGCTACCAGAAGTTAAATTAACCATACTTCCTACTCCTATAGCTGTGTTTTCATCACCTGAAATAGTTGCATTTAATGAATTTACACCAAAACCTAAATTATTATCAGTA